CAAATCATATAATCCAAATAAAATTGACGGAATTTTCTTAACCAATCATGACCAAAATCGCGTCATGAGTGAGCTGAGCGGCGATGTGAACAAAGCAAAATCAGCTGCTTCTATCTTACTTACGCTTCCTGGCAACCCGTATATTTATTACGGTGAAGAAATCGGCATGACTGGTGAAAAGCCTGATGAGTTAATCCGTGAACCGTTCCGCTGGTACGAAGGAAACGGACTTGGACAAACTAGCTGGGAAACACCTGTATACAATAAAGGCGGCAACGGTGTGTCTGTAGAAGCACAAACCAAACAAAAGGACTCTTTGTTAAATCATTACCGTGAAATGATTCGCGTGCGTCAGCAGCATGAAGAGTTAGTAAAAGGAACGCTTCAGTCTATTTCAGTAGACAGTAAAGAAGTTGTTGCTTATAGCCGTACGTACAAAGGCAACTCCATTAGTGTGTATCATAACATTTCAAATCAACCTGTAAAAGTATCTGTAGCAGCGAAAGGTAAATTGATTTTTGCTAGTGAAAAAGGTGCTAAAAAAGGCAAAAATCAGCTTGTGATTCCGGGAAATACAACGGTTTTGATAAAATAATAGAAAACACCTTCGAGTGATTACTATGTAATGATTCGAAGGCGTTTTTTTGTAAGAAGTAAGTTGCTTTAGCCTATCCAGTAAAAACAAAAAAGATTAATGTACTAATTAAAGAATGATTTACTCCACCCAATTATTGCAGTGACCAGCAATCACAAACCCTATCTATATCCCGTTGCTCCTTCTCGCGTTCTTTGCATGCCATAACAATGCATGAGAGTCTATTCAATATTCTTTAATACCCCAAATCATATGATTGTTTTCCCTGTCACCATAGGAGTACATCTCTGTTAAACTCCCTCTCGTTTCTAATGCTTGTTCATCTGATATCCAATTGGTAACTTCATCAGGATGAAAGTACACTTCTCTTATGAAAGCCAAATAATACATTGTATCGTATGTTTTCTCATCGATATATGATAAAACCTTAAGTACATCGTTATCGAAGTTACTTTCTCCTGCATATTGACCCTTGTACTTCATTTCAATAACAGAGATAACTTCTGTAACGCACTCTTTTAAATATTCTTCAGTAGAATTAGGATCTATTGCCACAACTGCTAAATCTGCTCTATTTCCTCCAATTTTAAATTCCGGATAAATTTTTAGGTTGTTTTCTGCTAAAAAATCTTCTCCAAGTCGTCTTCTTAAATGAAAGTAAAAAGCGTTTTGCAACGAACTTTCTTTAAGAAGGCTTAAGTTATCATAATCTTTCTTTATATCCTCTAGCCAAACTTCTTTATAACTGAATGAACAAACTGCGAAACATATGTAGTTGTCAACATTATAATGCTCCTTCCTATCCATAAAATAGAAATACATAGGTATTTTATCACAAACCCTGATTATTTGAACGATATTTATGCTATACAACCAGCGTTTACAGAAAAAAGTCCGTCAACTTCTTCTGCTGTCTCATAAGTGTCGTCTTTCATATTGTATATACTCACAATTCTTGTACTTCTCATTATAAACAAGGAAGTATACCAAACTGTCATCGCTTTTCGTGGTATGCTTGTAATCTCATAATATTTTCCTATAAAAATGTTTCGTCTGCTGTTCTTTCAGACCTCCAGGTACGAAAAAAGCAATAAAAAACACCTATTTAACAAATATAGATGTTTTTCTTATATTTAAATTAATTAATGCTTAAAAAGACGAAATGCCATTTAATAGTTCTCATTACATAGGAATAACTCTCTTTAAATTTTTGTTCATTTTTAAGGATTTGCTTTTTATGTCCGCTCTTTTGTATAAATCTTTTTGAAGCTTGTCTGGATCAATTAAGCCTTCTCTAGCAGCAAGTTGGAAGAGAAGATACTTGTTTGGTTTAAACACTTCAAAAGACATTGTTCTTTTTTCTTTAGGAATAGTTTCATAAAGTTTCTTAACTTTGTCCGGAGTTAATTCTTCTTCCACAATTTTGTCCGAAACAAATGCAATCACGTATTATCCTTTATTCATTTGGTATGCCTTATTTGTTGTTTCCGAATACTTATCATATGTTTTCAATACTTCATCGGTATTAGAACCCACATATTTAAGCAATTCATTTTTTAATACGTAATTTTCAGCAACGTAGTTATCTCCACCGAAACTCTTTAGTTCTTTGTCAGTGGTCCCACTTAAGAATTCTTTTTTGTGATTTTTAAGGTCTTTGTCAGTGACTGCCTTTCCCTTGTAAACAAACTGTACGCCCTTTTGCATATGCAATTCTGCTTGTGCAGTTTGTTTGTTATCTTCAATTTCATTAGTTGTAGCTTCTCCGTTATTACTACACGCCCCTAAGATAGATACTGCCAATACTAAAGATGCTCCTGCTAAGATGTTTTTTTTCATAGTTGTTTCTCCTTATTTATTTAAAGAATTTAAATTTATACTAAACCTTTTGCAATGTCCGCAATTTTATCAACTTTAGCATCTTATATATCGGCAACGGCCGTTTGAAATTTAATACTAAGCTAATAAACTTCCCTCTAGCTTTTAGTCAAAGTTAGATATTTTTTTAAAAAACTATTTTTATGTACCGATCGTAATTTTGTAATGACCTTCTATGAAAATGGTTTATATGCTGTTTTTTATAGCGCCTACAGGCATAAAAAGGCAATAAAAAAACCCTTATGTACTAATGTTCATTCTACAAGGTGGTATTTAATGTATAATAATCTATAAAAAGGAGACAGAATTATGTCAAAAACTAAACTACCTGTTTATGAAGAAACAGATTTTAATTGCCCTCGTTGTGGTGTATTAACCGAACACGAATGGTTTCCTATTCATTCAATACATGACAAAAATAAAAAAGTCACTCTTTCTTTAAATAGTAATATGGGTAAAGCTGTGACATACGCTCCATTGGGAAGTATAGATTTCACAGCGAAGCGAGATTGGCATTTGACCTTAAGTATTTGCCAGTATTGTGAACAATACACTATCTGGGAAAATAGAAATATAATTTATCCATTTGAAACAGAATTACCCTCCGCTCATGAAGATATGCCAAATGCAGTTAAGGATATTTATTTAGAAGCTCAGCAAGTATTTAAACATTCTCCTAGGGCCGCGGCAGCTTTGTTACGCTTAGCTATAGAGATTTTAATTCCGTTATTAGAAGACTATCAAATTAAGAAGGCTAAAATTAATACAATGATTGGTGATTTGGTTAAAAAAGGTATACCTGATCATATTCAACAAGGATTGGATGCTATTCGTATATATGGAAATGAAGGCATACACCCTGGTGATATTCGTCTAAACGAGAATACGGAAACTGTAATGTATATGTTTGAACTAACTAATGAAATGGTAGAAGAATTGATTACTCGTAAAAAGAAAATACGCAAATTTTATAGTCAAATCCCAGCAAACAAAACTGAGGGCATTGCAAACAGAGACAAAGCGACTAAAAAATAAGCAGGCCTTTATTATCTCAAACCCTACGATATCTTAGGTAAAAGGTTAAATACTTAATGTGATTATTGTTTACCTTTTACCTAGGTTGTAAGAAAAACTCCTATTTGTCGTCACTTTGAGTAAATGATGAAGCTATAAATATATTCATTAAATACTTCACTATTTACACAATTGTATATTCACTTTCATTGATATCATCGGATTGAAGAATGTTGTACGCATCATTTAATGTAACGATATCCTCAAAATCACTGATATTATCACGGTTGTAATAAACATTAATAGGAACTTCACGAAAGTAGTGAGGTTCTTCATCTACTAAGTTCATTTCATTTTCACCCTCTTTAAAGTGATAAATAGAATCTGCAGTATATACATAGGCTTCTTTATTCGTTCGATCTGTTAGTACATCTTTATACGAATAATGACGTATGGCCACAATTAAGTTTTTCTCAACAGATCGGTCATATACTAAGAGAACGTCTTGCTCTTCCAAATCTAAAAAAGCGAAACTGATTTCAAGTTCACCTGTAATTGATTGACTTGTATAGAGGACTTCAACGCCATACCCATACACACTAGCGGATTTAGCAAGATCAGCATTTACTTTCTGCTCATTATTTAAGTCAAAAACCTCTTGTAGCCGCTCCATATAATCTTTATTGTCTTTAGTCGTACTATAGCTGACAGGCTTACCAATGAAATAACCCACACTTACATTTGTAATTCGTTTGCATTCGTTTGTAACAACCTTGTTATTAGGCTTTGTTTCATCATCAAACTTGCGATTTACAATGTCATGCTCACCTTTATAATACTTCAAAAGTCGCTTCTCACGCTCTGTACTATGCTTTTTAAGTAACGTCTGTACAAGTTCTGGTGTTACTTCAAAATCACTACCCATCCGAATCATATACGTTCACCTCCTACAAACCAAATTGAGATTTACTCAGTGTACCCATTTTCTTTTTACCAAACAGAATTGTATTAACAAAATAGCGGTCACCGTCCATCTGGTGATCATTGTGTTTAACTACGGCATCTTCACCGCGGTCAGCCGCTTTCTCATCCCACACATATGAAGCAAACTCTCGGAACGTTTCAATGCATGTATTATTGTATTTTATAAGGTTATTGACTAAGACATTTGCTACGTTACGAATGCCTTCAATTACATCATTCTTTGCTTTAATAACCTTAATACGATTCTTTTTCAACAAAGCAATAAAGGAGGTAGCAGATGGATCCACTATAGCGCCTTTAAATCCTTTTATATCTCCAATAAACTCCCTTAAATCCTCTAAATATTCCTGGTCTGTCTTTTGTTTATTATTCTTGCGGCCATCATAGTGATATTCCTTTACTTTGTACCAAACACCAGCAAAAAGACCCCACAAACCAAATGTTGTCGGGTTTTGGGTACCATAATCACATGATACATAATATTGTGTATAGGCTCTATCTAGCGGTTTGACGGTATGCTTGTCTTTATCAAACATATCGTACACAACACCTTCAGCTAGGACCCATAAACCTAAGATATACCGCTTGTAGAATACGCCGCTATACATGTTGTAATAACGTTTCTTGATAGCTTCTGAAAGAGATAGGTTATCATTCATTGTGAAATGAACATGAAGCAAGTTCTTTTCTTTTTTTCTATCAATCCAGTTTGTCTTAAACCAATGATAAGGGCCAGCGGGGTTACAGTTAAACCAGTACTTTGAGCCATCTACAGAGCAACGACCTGTTGCCTGGTTGACAAAGCTCTCAGGCATTAGGGCTACCTCATCAAAGAACATACCCGCTAAGGTGATACCTTGAATTAAATCCTGTGATGCCTCATCTTTACCACCGAATATATAGAAAAAGTTCGTTACACCGTTTTTCGTAACGGATAACATATTATCTGAGCGGTGATCACGTACCTTATATTTACGTGATTTAAGCAACTTTTTTAACGGCGTAATAACGTTACGCCTTAAAGAACCAATTGTTTTACCAGCCATACCAAAGTTCATATCATCGAAGCTCTCCATAGCCCACATAACGTAAGATAAGGCCATTGATACTGTTTTACCAGCACGAATAGAGCCATCGCATATAATACCGTCACTATCCTTCATTGGTGAATCTTTACGCCACCACGTTAAGACTTTTATTTGCTTATTAGAGAATGGATTAAATGTAAAGGGAGCGGGCTTAAGTTTCTTAGGACTAGCCATTAAAATAGTTTGAAATGATTTCTGATTAACTGTCTTTGTTTTCGTCGTCATCATTCCACACCTCAGCTGTCTTACTATTTAATGCAGCAATAAAGCCGTCATTTTCATACTCTTCCTCATCACCGATAATTCGTAGTTTATCAAGTTCGAGTTTTTGTTTAGAGATACTAAGCTTCTCTTCTTCAATCTTACGTTTAAAGCTGTCAGGAAATAAATCAAAGTACAATGACAATTTATCTAATGCTTTTAACCGATCTGCTAACTTAATAGATACGCCATCTTTCCCTTGCTTTACTTCAGAAATAATGGTGCCATCTACTACAGCTCCTTCTTTTAGATCAACATAATTGACTGTTTCCATAACAGGCTTACTTTTGTCTATTTTCCCATCCTTATCTTTTTCATATAAAGGACCGTACATAGTGATGACTTGTTGCTGCCTTCGCCCAAATGTAAGAAAATCATTGATGTCAGCAAATGCAACGGCTATATACTTGGCCAGTACATCCTGAGCGTCTAAAAAGAGATTTTCAGTCAGTGTGTGTTTAAGCCCCTTTATATAAGCAGAAACCCTAACATTTCCTAACAGTCGTGGTCCTTGCACATGCGCTGTATCTGCGGAATAACCAGCCTTTGTTGCAGACATAGTAGCATTAAACGTTTTTACATAATATAAACAAAAAAGCCGCTGTCTTTCTGTAAGTTCAATAGTTTCGTTATTATTTTCAGTTAACCGTTTTTTAGTTGAAGTTCGTGCTTTTGGAGAAGATTTTTTGTTTGCAGTACTACATTCATCTTTTTGCAGTACTGCATTCCATTTATCACGACTTTTCCACGCACTAATTGTCTTTTCTGGAATGTCCAACTGTTCTGCTATAGCTCTATTTGTTATTTCTCCATTATTTTGTTTCCATATCCCAAAAGCTTCATCACGTCGTGGATCTCTCTTTCTAGCCATTCTACATTTGCACTCCCTCTTTCTAATTATATAAAATAAAAAGCCGCTCATAAGGTGAGTGACTTTAAATATTCATAAATACGAAGTGTAAATTAGATCAATAATTGGTCTTCTCTCTCAATACTTCATTGAAGATTTATTACTTTTCCCAATATTGCAGTCTTCACAAAGAGCTTGAAGATTTTCAAAAATAGTTGTTCCTCCTAATGAGTACGGCCTTATATGATCAACATGAAGTTTTACACCATCAATAGGGGAACGGCCACATAGTTTACAACAGCGATCTCTCTCTAACACCTTAAATCTTAGACTCAAAGGAATAGTTCGATTGCCTATCTGTTTTTTTACTTTTTCAGGAATAAATTTATCTTCCTCCTCTCTAATAGATGTAGATAGCCAAGAATAATCTAAGTTATACGACGGTAAAATCTCAAGTTGATAACCTTTATTACCCATAAAATGACCTTTTAAAATTGAAATAGTAAGTAAATCAGATAAAAATTTCTCTGGCGTTGTATTTAAAAATTTCTTAGTTTTAGTATCATATACCCCTAATAGGATGTCATGGGTATCAGCTATATCGTAACCCAATTTGTAGAGCATACCGGCAAACACTTGTTGCTTCATTCTTCTAAAAGCTTTAGCAGCTTCTTTATCTCCTTCTAACCGTTCAGAGAATTTTATTTGCTGAGTAAAAAAAATAGCTCCTTTTGCATCTTTTTTCGTTGTCAAATTCATGGAAAATAATTGTCCTGTATGATTATTACATCTGCTGAAGCAATTAATACGAAAATGATAATTTGTATTCTCATATAGTTGGAGAGAAAGTTCTATATCACCATCTTGTACAGGAAAAGTATAACTATGTACATCCGATAACATTTGAAATTCTTCATCGCTATATTGAATGTCTTTAGTAATCCCTTTTGTTCCTTGTAAAATAAATGAACCAATTTTTATTTGGCATTTTGACAATGTTGCGTTTCTCAAAATTTCAGCCAAAATCTCTACATCTACCAATTCTTGATTGAAAGTAAAATCTTCTTCAAATAGTAAGGAATAGTCATTCATATTCATCTTCCTTTTTTAACTTATTTAACCTAATTTTCTCAAATTAAAATCTTGTGTTGATACCATAATAACACCTTTAAAACAAAAAAATTACTTTTGTTCTACCAGTATTCTATCGCTTCCACTGACTCTTCTAGCTTAAATTACAAGGAGGTTCTTTTTTCTAGTGGTCAAAACACCCCTTAATGTTCGCTATTCTCCTACCTTAATTGTTTTTTGCTTCATCTCATAACGTAAATAAAACATCATATTGTGGAGTTATATAAACTTCCTTTAATAACTACCTGCTTGTTTCATGAATTCCTCATCACTTTCATAAAAAAAGGACACTGAGTGATCAGCATCCTTATGCTTATTACTTCAATAGTAACCCCTGAAACTGAAAGGTATAGCAGGTCCTGAAATAGGCGCCTGCCCCCCAACCCCAAATTTTGGAGCCTTAGCAGGATGCCCCAATGGATAATTCCCCCACCAACTGTCAACTTCACCACTAGAATTCAGTACATATCCAGTTGGACGTCCAAAAGAGGGCATGAAATAAGGATAGAAAGCATAGTTGAAAGGGGTATAGAAATTAGAATAGAACATTTAATCACCTACTTTGTTTCGAAGTATAAAAAAAATTTTTATTAAAGTATGATGATTTTTTATTGTTGTGTATTTATCGTTAAATTCCTCAAAATAAAAAACACCCCTGGAGGAGGGTGCTTTTAGAAACCTTATACTCATTGAAGGAGAAACATCGTGCCAACCAAGGAAATAGCTAGCTATTCATAACATGCTCCAATGTGAAATTTCCTATACTTTACGTTTTTCCTTTTTTAATATGAAACTTGCTAGTTGAATATCAAGAATTGTTCTATCTAAATCAGGCATAGCTGCTAACTGTTGTTGATAATCCGGAATATATACACTTCCATCATAGTGAGCTTTAATAACTCGCCTTGATTTTTGATATGAGCATTGCACGACGTAACATTTAGAGTCTTTTTCCTCAGTTACACTTAGTACTTTAAAATTAAATTTTATATCCATTTTCTAAATACACCAACTTTCTACTCATAATATCGGCAAAAAGTGTAATGTTTTTTTAGAAAACAACTTTTAAATTTTTTTAACACCTCATTATGCTAATTGCTTAAGCAAATTAAACCCGTTTTCTATCAATCACCCGGGAGGCGGCAAGGATTGTAGTAACGGTTGCTGTACATAGAACGACAGACAATAGTTTCGTGAAGGACTTGCACACTTCACTCCCCCGTGGCTATCGTACGCAATACAGCTAGACTCCAGTTGTTCCCCCGTAATTTTAGCCGGCAACCTTCATAGTCATTCGATACACCCGAGTACATCTTGATAAGGGAAAGGCGCTTCTCCCACAAGCAAATTGCTATTGCTTATAAGAAAATCTTACCTTTCATAAAGAAATAAATAGTCCCCTATTTTATCCCTCTTTTTTCTAATTTTTTTCGGTGTTTTTTCGGTGTTTTTTCGGAAAAAGAAACAGCAACTAGATTATCCCAAGTGCCGTAGCTATGCGATTCAACGCTCTGTTTCTCATTGCGTAATAAGTATCTTTTTTCACTCCAATTTCAAGATAAATTTCAATGTCTTTCGTTCGTTGGGATGTAAGGTATGCCTTTTCAATGATTAAGAGCTCTTCTTGATCCAGGCTGTTTTTTAATGCCCTATTAATTTGTTTGACCTTTAATTCGTTAATATGATAAGAATTACGAACAGATGGAAACAATTCAAAACCTGCATGTTCGCACTCTTCTTTATTTTCCACCTGGACCTTTAGAGCTATATATTCTTTTAATTCTTTAATTACAATTTTCCGCACTAATTTTTCATCCACTGGCTCAAGTAATGTTAACTGTTCGACTCCCATCATTTAACCTCCTTTTTAACTGGCTTATCTGCTACAAACCCATATCCCTTAACACAGCGTTGGAACATGCATAATCCGTTTTGCTGCCATACACACCGTTTACAATAATTCTTCTCCACTTTAACCTTCACTGTAAATCCCCCTTTATGAAATAAAAAAGAGGACATCAATCAAAACACAATTTCCTGTGTAAAGATTAATGTCCTCCAGTTAGCTGGTAGCACGGTATTATTAAGTTTCCTATATCATTACTTAATAATTTAAATTAGTTTTTTAATCAAATTTCATTGCAATATTAAGTTAATTGATAGAAAGCAGGCACTAATTAAAATGATTTAAATTAGTGCCCATTAGCAATCTAGTAGAACTTATGGGTTACATGCAACTTAATATTGTACATATTTAGTAAAATTATAGATACTATGACCATCTACAACAGCTTGTTGTTTTCTATCACACCAGTTATAGTAATACCCTACATCAAAAAGTAAGGAATTGGGTTTATAACCCAGAGTTGAATAACTTTTAATACCTGTATTAATACTTCCCTTAGTACCAAAATAATTTATTTCTGTAGAATGCATATCATAGACGCCATTTAGCCATTCATTTTCAATATAAAGGTTTTTGATGTCTTGGTTATAGACCCCATTTTTATTTGCATCCCATTGCGTTTGAGGAAGATGCTGGCCCTTACGTATAGGTAATGGATTAAACGTATAAACCCCGTTAATTGTCTTTTTACCAATAGGTCCACCATATTTATACTTTGAAGTTGTAGGGATAACCCAATTGGCTGCACGAATGTCTAAATACAACTTTGTTGCCAACCAACCACCAAGGGAGTGACCCGTGAAATACCATTTGTAACCTTGATATTGAGGGAAATTCTTATAAATATAATTTGCATAAAGTTGTGCTTGATATAGTTGTCCAGGGATATCATCTTCCATAATATTCTTCGCAGTATTGTAATCACTGAAGCTCTGTGAACCACTGAACGCAATATATAGTTTCTTACTTCCCTCAATTACTACTGTCATGGCCTGAAAGCCAGTCTTGTCTAACGGTAGTATTTTCCCTGAAGAGGAAGAAGTTCCAGCCTTATGATAATTTTGTTCATTAACATCAATAGTATCAATTACCTTAAATTTCCCTTTACCAAGTTTACTGTTTAGTGCTGACTCTATGCTAGAATGAGAGCCATCTCCCTTAACATTGTAGACTTGTCTTGACAATTCATAATAAACTCCATTTGGGTTTTCAGTATAGCTTGCCTGTACCGCTGGTAAATACGAGAGAGTAAACATAACGATAGCCATAGATACTAAACTAATTTTTTTAATAAATGTTTTCCCTATTTTATTTCTCCTATTCAATTTATTGGATATAACGGAATTAATATAGCATTATATAGTGCTTTAAGTCTAGTTTTTTTCCAAATAATTAATTTGTTATTATTAATTATTTAAAAAAGACACTAATCGAAACACAGGTATTCTGTGTTTCGATTAGTGTCCCCCAGTGAGCTGGTAGAGCTTTATTTATTTTTTAACTGTTAATGTAGTGCTAAATTAGTTCTTTTTTTGGTCAGGTTTTATTGTAATGCCAGACCAGTCAATAGTGATATAGTATCCATCTAAATGATGGTGGTTAACTGTTTGACTTACTCCATTTTTTCTAATCAAGTAATACTGATAAACTATAAAGTCAAAGTGATTTGGTATATAAGGTTGTAACATTTTACCAAGAACATATTCTGCCATAGGTTTTTGTATATCTTTATCAGTTGATCCTAATTTAGAATTATCGATACCAAAGGTCATAACCTTTTCTTTTATATCGATATAGGATCCTAAACTAACTCCCGGTGCAGTAAGTGTTCCATTTGCACGTCCAATTTCAGTATTTTGCCCTTGATCTGTAAAATCAACATTAAGCCCTGTACCACTCGAATAAACATTCACATTGTAAGGTAAAGAAAGAGATGCTCCTAGTGCCTCATATTCTTTTTGCTTTATAAACCGATCCCAAGAATTAGTCATAGTTACAGCTTCTGATTTTTTAGGGTTTACAGCATAAACTTGTACTCCCCGTGTTGTTGTATAAGCTTCTGTAGCTGCGGGTACATCAAGAACCGGTGGATAATAAGGTGCATCATCCTCAGGATTAACCTCTGGAATTGGAGGTGTCTGATATGGCGGCTTAGGCGTAGTCGTTTGCGCTGTGTTAGTTTCTGGCTTAGTTGTTGTATTAGTATCTGGTTTCGCTGGATTTGTTACTTGGGCTGAAACATTTATATAGCTCGATGATACCCAGCCAGTATATTTTCCTGAAGTAATACTATACCAACCATTTTTTGTCTCATTAATAATTACAGTAGTCCCTTTGGATAGTGTAGTCACCTTTTTGGCAGTCGCACTTGCTGCTTGGCGCACATTTAAGTTTGACGTAGTAGTTCCTGTTTTTACTGTTGTATTACCTGTTGCCGATTTGCTAGGACTGCTTGTAGTTTCTTGAATAACTTTTATGTAACTTGATGATACCCAGCCTGTGTACTTCCCAGAAGTAATACGGTACCAGCCACTTTTTGTTTCATTAATAGTTACAGTAGCTCCTTTTGATAATGTAGTCACCTTCTTAGCAGTCGTACTTGCTGTTTGACGTACATTTAAGCTAGATGTAGTGATACCCTTTTTCACTACTAAATTACTAGTAGTTGGCGTAGAGTTACTAGTATTACTTGCCGATTGCTGAACTGCTTTTACGTAACTTGATGATACCCAACCTGTATATTTCCCTACGGTAATACGATACCAACCGCTCTTTGCTTCATTAATAGTTACAGTGGTTCCTTTTGGTAATGTAGTTACCTTCTTAGCAGTTGTACTTGCTGTTTGGCGCACATTTAAGTTTGACGTAGTTGCCCCTGTTTGAACTACTGCGGCTTCAGCTTTGTTAGAATAGTCAAAAGTCATTGTCTCACCAACTGCTGTAAAAGCCATTGTCAGAACTGTAAAAGGAATAATAATTTTTTTGTTCAATGTAATGCCCCCAATTTTTATAATACTTGGACATTATAGTACAATATTCCTTTCTAATCTACGACTTTTTTTTTATTATTTTCATTAATTTACCATATTAAAAACCTAAAATGCTTTTATTGTTTCATTAACAAAAAGGAAATTTGTTAATGAAAAGGACACCAATCAAAACACAGTTTTCTGTGTAAAGGTTGGCGTCCCCTAGTTGGCTGATAACACAATGTTGTTAGTTCTAAGAACCGTGTTAACAAATAAGCTAATCAAAATATTTCTTATTTGATTTCTTGATCGTTTTATCCCAGATATACTTTATTGTAGGAACTAGAGGAACCATAATAGGAAAATACAAACCTAATTTATTGTATAAAGTGCATGCAAATGCAATCAACGAAATCCATACTCCAAGGAAAATACCATAGTCACCATGATCTGATACTTTATATGAGTCAATATAGGGGAAAAATTTAATTAGAGAAATTAAAATCCCACTTAGAAAAAATGCAATACCTAAAAGCCAGGTAAAAGGTAACCATTTATCAATTGTATCTATAATAAGGTTATTAAAGTTGATTACTTTAAATGGTATTGAAACGTCCTCTTTAAATAATATTTGAAAGTATTGAAAGAAGACGTTTATCATTAAGTAGTAAAGAATTGCGAGCCACAAAAATTGAGGTAAAGCATATAAATTAAATTTTTTAACCTGATTAGCAATATTTTTGACGACTTCAGTTTGTAATTCCACTTCAATTCTTCTCCTTAATTACAATTTATTTAATACCATAGGAGTTAATTAAATAATCAAAAGTAATTTTTACCCCTTGTTTGAACAAGTCTTCTTTCCTTTGCTCAAATAACTGTCTAAGCAATTGCTTTTTTACTTTATACTCTGCGTGGTGAATCTTTCTATGGCAGTTGGGACATAAACTCACAATATTACTTAGAACATCCAAACTGTTTTCGATTTCATTTTGTCTTTTGAGTGGTACGAGATGATGAGCTTCCATATAAGAAACACCGCTAGCTTTGCTAATAAACGAAATGTGTTGATTATCTATCTCACATTGAAATTTTGCTCTTTTTAAGGCTTTTTTAGCAAGTTCTTTATCTCTTGTCCATCGATAACGACCATTAATCATCTTCAACAAAGGTTTGTCTTCGGGTTTTAAAGTTTCTACTACTGTAACTTTGCTTAAATCCTTAGTGTGAAGGCTGTTATGAAAACTTTCTTCTTCCTGTAAATCATTCCCTAAAAAAAATGAACTATCTAAAGTGTGAATCATCTCATCTATAGATTCGTATTGTTGTAATCTAAGTTTAAAGCGTTTATCCTCGATATTCGAAAATCCCCGAGGAGCAAAGATGTTGCTATATCCGAAAAATTCATTAAAATCTTTAACGTTAAAACTTACTCTTTCCAGATTTTTTATAAAATAAATATATTCCCATGTCATACCTTCTTTATTTGTTCCCCAAATAATTTCAGCGATTTGCCTATTATGTGTTTTTAAAAAGATAGTCCCATAGTATAAAAAATCCCCTTTAGAATAGACAAGAATTTTATCCCCCGGCTGAAGTTTTAACCATCTTTGTTTATTGTCTGACCCTGGGATAGCTCCCCACATATTTACAAATTCATGCTTCTTAGACTTTTTAAGTTCATCTACTATGTTGTTATCTAATAAATGAAGACACTGTTTAATTGGAAAAGGATTATGTATTGTATCATTTAAGTGTCTTTGTTAAGTGTCTTTGTGAATCTTTATCGCTAGCTGTGAAATAATATAACATTTTATATAGGCTCTCTCCCCTCTTATAGTTATGTATATTTTTTACTTTTTCCAAAGGCTTTCTCGACCGGATACTTGTGCTCATTTTTTTCTCTGTGTCATTGAGGAGCAAGTTCTGGATAAACGATAGCTAAACAATTTACAAATCCGCTTGTTCAAATAGGATATGTCCTTCCATTCCGTTCTTACCTTTAAAGCTCGGTTTCTGGGTCTATTCTTACGTCCGTACGGATATTATAGTCTTCATGAGAAATCAATTTACCATCTTTATCCCACTCGCAAATTTGGATGTCCCTTGTCATATCTACTTCAATGTAACGCGCCCATGGATTTAAGTAACACAAGTCTTCTTCGAAACTGTTTTTGGGATTTGAGAATGACTCAGGCATTTTGCTTTGATATTTTTTATTTAAAATCGCGTCTTCAGCTTTTGTTACCACTACTCCGTTTAAGCCGTTGTAAAGCAGCGCCAAGACAGCAAAATGAGTCTGTGGCTTAAGAAAAATTTTGATGAAAGCATTCTGAGGCATAGCGTGTTCATGGGTAAAGTATTTACTTAAACCTGTCTCTTCTATCGGGCAACCTAAACGTTTATATTCTTCCAAAGCATTGATGGTCCATAATTTACATCCGTTGTAATTTCCATTAATCCTTGTCCACTTATCGGTAATACGTTTAATGGCAGCTTGCTTTGTACCTCCCCCACTACCATTGGTAAGTATGTCAATTACATCCTTAACCCATTGTTCTTTATCTTCTCTTAAATCTACAAACGACCTTTTATTTTGCGAAGGCGGTAAACCAGTTGTAAGTTGACTTAATAATGCTTGTTGTATTTGTTTATTGCGCTCTATTGCCTGCTGTAATAACCTATCCTTATTAGTTTGCACAGCATGCCCATTTACTACTTGTTGAATCATTCGATTTATTTCAGATAGCCTCTCATCGTCGAAAAAATCTTGAAGAATATTTTTGTCATTAGATTCCACGTCTAGTTCCCCCTATATTTACTTCCATTAATAGTAAATCACTTTTTAACTGTTCGATTTCTTTTTGTAATTAATTTTTTTGTTTTTGTAGATTTCTACTCTGAAAATGATTCATAAACAAGGTTGCAGTTGTTATAAACACCCCATTAGTTAAAATGCTTATTAATAACTCTTTCAAAACTCTTCCCTCTCATCAAACTTAACGCACTTTACCATTCCTTGATGAGTGATGATTTTCTTCTCACCATGATGTGGTAATTCTGTTAATCTAACTTCTCCATCGCATACAATAATGGAAAATCTTCCTTTTTGCTCCATTATATCAATATATAGTATCAATTAACTAGAACTTTTCACATCAAAATAAACTACTTAATCAAGTAACTATCTCTATATAAAATAAATAGGACACTAATCAAAACACAGTTATTCTGTGTAACGATTAGTGTCCTCCAGTTAGCTAGGAGAACTCTCTTTCATTTGTTTTTTTAACCTAAACCATATTGTCACTATTAGAGACGTAGTATAATGCCAAACATTAAGCATATATTGAATTTCTCTTTGGTTTGGAATTATTCCCCTTAACATCCTATCCCTAATAACTTTCATTTTTAATTCGGTATTATTGCTCATTTCATTATAATTAATTAAACTCTTAGATCCGTGACGAGAGAGGAATCCTAATAATTCTGAGTTATTAAATAAGCCAAAATAAAATCCCCTTTTTGTTTTTGATGCCAGTCTAATCAAATTCTGCAAAACAGGAAGTTCTCCTATCTCTGTATTAAATGTGTGTATATTCTTCATAAGGTCTTTTTCTATAAATTCTAATATATTACTCATATTATTAATAAAATCTGAATTGTTATATGAGTTTAACTTTCTCCAAGTATGCATTACCATTCCTACTTCATTAATTTTGAGCATTTTATACGTCAATAAGGAGAAGTTATTTGTTTTTTGTTCGTCTAATGTAAAAGTACGATCAGGATAATAGGATATCCCTTGACTTGTTAAAAGCTTTTCCATATTCATTGCCCAAAAGAGCTCCTGTAAATCATTATGAGAAAATGAGTAACTATTAAGTACTCTGTCACTGTGACTATCATATAATCCAAGAAATGTTTCATAATTCAGTGACGAGTAATTAAAATCATCAATGTTATATTCTTGAGCTTGTCTTTCAATATCTTCAAAGGAAATATTATTAGCTAAATCTTTTCCTGATCTATACTTTGCAGTAAAACTAAAAAGCATGTAAGCTGCATCATAATAAGAAAGTAAAACTCTCGAAAAAATAAATGTTTGCTCTGCTCCTAGCCTTTCATTAAATTCATCCCATTGCGGATGCCTTGGAAAAAAAACTCTATATGGGAGGCGCACTACACCTTCTTCAATGTTAGTGCCCTCAATATCATCAAAGGAAAAATAGTCATTAAATGTTCCCGGTAACGTACAATGACTATGATTTACTACAAGTGCAATAGAATGTGAATTCAAAACTCTTCCCCCTCATCAAATTTAACACGCTTTACCTTCCCTTGATGAGTAATAATTTTCGTCTCACCATGATGCGGTAATTTGGTTAATTTGGCCTGTCCATCGCATACAACGATAGCAAAGCTTTCTTTTTGCTTCATTATATCAATTTCCAATTTCATTGTATCGGCATTTATTTTAATTTCTTGTAATCTCACCAGAAAATACCTCCTCATGTTATAATTTCAAATAGAGTTGCTGGGAAGATGTTCCTGGTTCATTTTCATAAAAGGTAAGGTATAATGAAACTACCTTTTATAAAATTATTTTACCTGTAAAGACGCTCTTGGCTGAACGTCTTTTTCATTTATCCCTTTATAGGCAAAACTAAGTCGTTATAAGTCACAAGCGTAGCTGCGGTGTTGGAATTGAAGCGTTCGGTGACCCTATTAAACTGTGTGCAATAAGACCGCTTAACGAAATCGCCTCGATTACTTGCTCTTGGTCGGCCTTGAGCGACTGGCTCTCCGTATACTGTAAGCTCAATCATTTCATCATTCTCCTTCCTTTAATTGTTTGCCAAAAGTAGACTTCACTTTGACATGAACTTGCTCCAATTCCGTTAGGCTTAATTTGTATAACTGTCTGCCGTTAGAAGCTTTAAAATATCCGTACCGCACTAGTTCATTGATTAAATAATTTTGACGTTGACGAACAGCTTTAGCTAATAGAGCCATTTCCTCTCACCTCGCTGTCTAAGTATTGATTGAACATCAAAATCCCTAATGTTGCTTCTTGAGCTGACACAGAGCCTGAGAACTGTGATTGAAACACATGAGGATCCATAACCTTTCCTGTTTGACCGTAATATTTTTTCATTTCTTGAAACACCTGATTTTTATCCAATTAACTCAGCCTCCATCTTGGTCTCTAGCTGACGTGACAAGTTGATAAACTGGCCGTATTCTTTTCTAAATAACGTTTGTACGGTACCTACTGGACCGTACGCTGCTTCCCTAAAATGATTTCTATAATGACTTAATTTTCTGAATAATCGTTGTGATAATCATCTCGATATAAAAAGGTGATAACATCTGCATCTTGTTCAATGCTTCCTGACTCACGAATATCAGACATCATCGGCCGTTTATCCTGACATTGCTTTACACCCCTAGAAAGCTGCGATAAAGCTATGACAGGTACATTAAACTCACGGGCTATTTTCTTTAACATGCCTGAGATATGACCAATTTCTACGCCCTTACGTTTAAACTTTCCAACAGATGAAATAAGCTGTAGATAATCAATGGCTTGTGATTCCGGCTAATACAACGGTTTTAATAAAGTAATAGAAAACACCTTCGAGTGATTACCAGGTAATCACTCGAAGGTGTTTTTTCATAAAAAGTTAGCATGAGAACATTATCAGAAATTGGTGTAAACATCATTTCTACTGCTAATCTAATTAGTTCATAAATCTTCATAAATAATTTCTTTCTCTTCTTTATCATGAGGAAAAGGCAACGCAACATACATCGTTATCTTTTCTTTCTCACTTTCTGCCCATATTTCTCCTTGATGAAGTTCGACAATTCGTTTGGCAATGGAAAGACCAATGCCCGATCCTGCCACTTCGCTAGAACGTGCTTTATCCATTCGATAAAACTTATCAAACAGA